TAGTAATTTTAAATCCTATGATGAACTCAAAGAGAAACTGAATAGGGTTATTACGGGAACTAGAAATACTGCTACTGTTGAATCTGCTGATCTCCCATCAGCAAAGACTAATGGTTCAGTAAAAAGTAATGGTAAAACTACTCCAGCTGCTAGTGATGATGACGATACGTTGTCTTACTTTAGTAAATTGGCAGATGACGAGTAATCTCTCTCTTTACACATAACTTGACGGTGGCCAGAAATGGCCACTGTTTAAACTGCTAAACTTGTTCCTATATTTCTAAAAGACCTATCATAATTATCGACTTCCATAGGAAAAGAAACTGAACTGCTTTGATTTTGAGTTGACACATTATTGGTAGGAGCTATAACCATATTGTTGGCTGCTTCTTTCTCTTTCTTAGCCATACTTCTTTCTTTACTCAATTTAGTAATATTATTTCTTTCATCGGCTGACATAGGTATGAAACGGTCGTCCGGCATATGATCTGCTTGTCTAGGTGGTTTTATTCTTTTTTCTTTATCATATGGTTTAATTAGATGATCTTCATTTCCTGAAAGAGTTTCTTTACCTTTTGGTTCAATAAGATGATCTTCATTTCCTGAAAGAGTTTCTTTATCCATTTTTGATTTGTCTTGTTCTGGTATTTTTGCATCTTTATCATCTTTTGTAAGTTTTTTCTTATCATCACCAAACAACCAGCTAAATTTAGATTTTACCCAATCAATTAATTTAGTGATAAGCATAATAACACCTACTATTGCTAATCCTATTAATATATACTTAGCAGAAGCCATTAAACCTGCTATAGCAAATCTACCTAAAGTCATTACACCTTTTTGTAATCCTGAACCAAATGCAGATAATCCTTTACCTAGACCTGCTAAACCTTTTTTTGTTAAGTTACCTAATGATGATGTTAAACCACCAATTTCTTTACCCATTGATTTAAAATATACAAATAACTCTTTAGGTGCTTGTAGTCCTTGTAACATTTGATCTTTAGCACCACGTAATGTTTCTGAAATAGGACCACCAGCGTAATTAGTTTGACCTGGTTTAACACCTACTAAATCTTTTCTTTGTTGTAATTTATCTTCAGCTTTTTGAATTAATTGTTGTCTAGTTTGTATCTTTTTACTTTCATCATCACTTAAAGTTTTTTTGTTTAATAATCTTTGTTCTTCTTTATAAAACTGTTCTTTTCTTCTTTCTAATTGTTTCTCTTGTTCTCTTATCGTTATTCTTTCTTTTTTTACTTCTTCATTTGTTTTAATTTTTAATTTTAAGTTTTCTTTATCAACATAAGCAATAACACCATTTTGTTGTAACAAGACTCTTTCAGTCTCTAATTGAGATATCTTTTCTTCTCTAATTTGTTTTTCTTCAGAACGTTTTTGTTTTTTATCTTCTAATGCTTTTTCTAATTTGGTAATACTATCATTTAATTCTTTACTAAAGTTTTTTAAATTAACTCCAAACTTTTGTTGTAAGTTATCAATAATATCTAATGCTTTTTGGTCATCATCTTCTCTATTAGTTTTTAATAATTCACCGATTTTATATAATTCATTTTCAATACTAGGAACTATAGCTTTAGTAGCAGATACTACTGTATTTTGAACTTTTTGAACTATTGTTTGTGTGATGTTTCTAAGTGATTTTGTAAGTGTTTCACTGCCTAAAGGACCACCTTCAGATTGTTCAGTATAATCTTTAACAGCTTTAATAAAAGAAGCTTTTTTCATTAAGTCGCCTCTACCCATACCCATTTCTTCAGGTCTAACACCTATTGCTAGTGATGATGAATCATCTATGAAATCGTTGGCCATTTATTAGCCTATCTGTTCTTCTATTTTTTTGGCTTCTAACTTTTTAGTTTCAATCTTTTCTTGTGTTCTACCATATGCTGTTACGCCTAATACAGCTCCCATACAAATATGAAAGAAACCAGCACCTTGTAATGTAAGTGGCATCCATTGTGTAAATACAATATTCTTTAAATAAGTTGCTTGTGCTAAATTCCATAGTACAGGAAATATAACAAAATCAAATGCACATACCGCTAGATATAACCAACCCATAGCTGGTCTCCATTTAGTATTAAAATTTGATTCTTTTTGGTTAGACATAATACTATTTATAATGATAACCCTTTATTTCTTATAGCTACTTGCACATTATTAGGTATATTAATTACATCTAATCTAGCCCAATTACAATGAATAAATGTATCTACAGCTAGTCTAGGAGTTAAACCTATATCATTACTTACATCTATTAATTTAAAATCATAACTGTATTTCCAAAACGTTGCATCATCTATTAACAATATACCACCAGAGTTTAATAGATTAAATGATAGTGTTAAATCTTCCAACACCTTATATGAACGATGGTGACCATCTATGTAAATCAAATCAAATTTTTTATTTTCATTATATAATTTATTTAATACATTAAAAGATGTATCTTTATGAAATGTTATTTTATTTTTATAATCACATATAGATAAATTATTATTCCATTTGGTTTCTATATCATCAAAATATGATTGTTCTACACCGTAATTAATACCTTTAAATGGATCTATTGTATGCAATTCAAAATGTTCGTGGTTGCCTAATTGTTCTGCAATCCATAATGAATAAAAACCTTCGAATGTACCTATTTCTAATACTTTATTAGGTCTTATAATCTTATCAAATATGTACTGTGAATTGTCTATTGCAGACGGAGACCAGTTTTCACTAAAGGTATATTTACTTATTGGCTTGAGATTGTTCACGCTGTCTTTCATTTTCTTCCTTAATATAAGTCACTAATAATGAAACGTATATATCCCTCTCCCAAGGTAACATACTTTCTATTTCAGTTAATGAATATTTGTGATGCTGCATTAAGGCAAAATTAGTTTCGAAGTAGGCCTCTAGGCTACTGTGGGCGAGGCCAATTCGAAAAAATCTGCAATGCCAGATAAAGTTACTTTACTTACAACACCTGTTTTTGGATTAGTAACTTCAATTTCTTTTTGAAGTTTAGGCATAGTATCAAAGAACTTTCTTATCCTATTAAATGCATCTTGAGGTAAATATTCTATAAACTCTTTTAATTCTGCGTTAGTAGTATCCTTTGAAGGGTAAATTTTTTCACCTTCAAATATATGATCTATACAATCAATCAGAATAGCAAATATAGATTCAACTTGTAAATTATCTGTACCTTTACCTATATCGTAATTTTTAAGTGTAGGATATTTTAATACAAGTCCTAAATTCTTTTTATCATCTATTACGATTTTATTTGTGTGAGTATCATCTACATGCACTTCAACTTTAGTTAAATCAACTTCTGTCTCAGCATATGTTACTCCATCATCAGGACATATTGTTCTAAATTTAACAATTTCTGATACTGATTTGGCTCTGATATTTAAAAAAATATATTCAATATCAAATATAGGTAACTTATCTACGTTTAATGTATTGAATGTACAAGCATCAACAATTTCTTTTAATGCTAATACCATTTGTTTATTGTCACCTGTTTCCAGTGCAATGTATAATATCTTTTCTTCTTTGACTAGAAAAGGTCTGTATTTGATTTTTTTATCTTCTGATGGTAACGTCAATTCATACGTAGGCACATCAACTCTTGGCAACGCCATAATTATCTCCTTATTATATAATATTACTATTTATTATAGATTTAATGGCGGTAAATTACCAAATGGAGGAAACACTCTACCACCTGTAATACCACCGATTGGAATACGTCTTTTAATACCTTCTAATACTTGTGTTCCAGCTCTACGTAATTCTGGTGGTAATCTATTCATTAATCCACCAAAAGCACCATAACTACTTTTTACATCTACATTTCTAAAGTTTGGTTGACCTAATGCAAAATTACCATTAGTATTATGGAAATAATAATTTACCCAATATCTAAATGTAAATGTAACGTTAAATGTTGTTATAGTGTTAGTATCAGCATATGCATAGTCAACAGCTCCTATTGTTTTAGGGAAACAATCAAATAATTTTATAGCATATGTTGTATCGTCTCTCTCTGCCTTACTAGCATAACTTCCCAATTGAAATATGTTAACATCAGATACATAGTTATCATAAAAATTAAAATTATGTGATTGAGTACTGAATGCAGCTGCTTGCCAAGTTTCAAAATATGTTCTTTCTCTTAAAAATTTATCACTATAAAATGTAGCTGTTATATCAGCTGATTTATAATCATATGCAATTTTACGAGCTGGACCTGCAGTTTTAACTTCTAACGTTTGTATATCTCTATCTGGCATAGATATTGCATTACAAAAAGCATTTACTCTTTTAGCATTTGAATTTTGAATACCTACTAGCTCGCCTTGTGTTTTGAATGTTTGTAATGTTTCTTCTGCACCTAAAGATGGTTCGCTTAAATCATCACCTACAACAATTGGACTAGCACCTTTAGGTAAATAAAATTCTACATAGAATCTAGCTTTACGAGCAAAACCTTCAGCCTCATTAACATATGAGTGCATTCTACCCATTGTAGTTTCTTTTTGAGGTCCTTGAGGTCGTCTAAATCTTTTATCATTTTCTATATTATCTAATGATCGATCACGAGGTAATCCTAATCTTACATCAAACCCACCAATACGAACTCCACCTCTTAAAATAGCCATTATACCATACTCCTTGAAGCATTATAAACACTGCCAGCAGGTCTTTTTTGAAATTGTTGTACAGGTAAGTAACAAGCAATAGCTGCTTGTGTTAAATCTATTTTTAAAAAACTAGACCTAACGTGTTTATACAAATATTTTTTAATAGTAGGTTTAATCATAGGAATATTTTTAACTCTTGACCAGCTGACATCAAATCTAGCATCTTTCAATCTAGGACTTGTTGCATATCTCTGCATATTTTCTAATAATCTTAATCTTAATAATGGTGGCAGATAATGAAAATTTAATCCACTAAATCCACCTTTGATAGCTTCCAATGGTAATACTAATGGAAACGTATCGTAATACGGTAAACTTTCTTTATACTTTGGATCATAAAAGAATAAATTTAATAAACCTAGATTGGGTCTAGCAGTCAATGTACCTTGTGCCATTAACTTATTAGCACTAATCTTTTGACCAATAGATGATATGGCGTTTTTATACCAACTTGCCGATTTAGTAGTATCGCCTTGTTTATTAGCTAATTTATCTAGTATTGAAACCATTGTCTATATTTATATTAACTATAGATACCTATGTCTTTTTCAGTAAAGATTTTAAACTCTAAATCATTGCCTTCACAATACACTTTAGCGGCTTGCCATTTAGCTTGGTTCTTAATATATTCTAATTGTTCACGCATAAAAGAACGGCCTTGTTTCTTTGGTTTCTTAGGAGGAAAACACTGGCGATATGGTTTGATTTCAACCATATATTTTTTACCTGTTTTTAATTTGAATATAAAATCTGGAAAGTATCTATGAATACGGTAATCAATAGGTGAACGATAGATAATAGGTATTTCTTCACTTGCCCAAAATTCTATAGCATCATTTTTATCCAAATACACCATCATTCGCCTCTCTAATAGTGAACGATATACTATTCTATTGGGATCACCAGCGTACTTTTTAGGGTGTGTAGGTTTATAAATTCCTTTATAACTTGCTCTCATATCACATATAAATATTACTATTAAACATACAACTATTTATGGTACTATCAAAGGTAGCAAATTTAATTCAAAAGAATTTAGGTAATTTAACAGGTGGAGGTCTGGCAGGTATTGGCGCTGGATTAGCAAGTGGATTATTTGATAAGGCAAAAAATAGTATTCAAACAAATGCCGCTGCTGCTAAAATATTAAATAAATCACCTTTAGAAATAAACGATACAAGTCCTGTGTCGCATATGAAAGAAAATCCATATAGTTATGGTACGGTATATTATCCTTCTGACATACAAAATTTAGGTACAGGTCATTATATGCTATTTGATGTTATAGTTAATGATCATACGACATATCAAAATGCATCATTTAAAAATAATAAAATAAGTCCTAACAAAGTAACTAATAAAGTTTTAGGGATGGATATAGAAGCAACAGCTGTAGGTGGGACATTTTCTGGTTTTATAACTAGACAAAAAGGTTTTACAGGTAGAGTTGCTACATTAAAAGAAAATGGATTAGAACAAAGTAGAATTACAACTTTATCATCAGGAATTCAAAGAGGTAAAGGTGCTGGATTAGGAGCAACACACAATAGAGTAACAGATACAATTGTATTATATACTCCTAAAGATTTAAAAACAACTTATCTTGTGAATCACGAAGGTGCTGAAACAGGAATGTTGGGTGATTTAGCAGGGATAGACTTTACATCACCAAGCGATATTGCAGGAAGATTAAAAGAAGTAGGTACAAGATTTTTAACTGAAGTTGGTGCTATGGGATTAGCAATTGTACCAGGTGCGGGTGATTTAAAAGCTGCTATGACACGTACTACAGGCAGAGCATTTAATAATAATTTAGAAATGGTATTTAAAGGTGTTCCTATGAGAGAATTTTCTTATGAATTTGAATTTGCACCACGTAATAGAAAAGAATTAGATAGTGCACAAAAAATTATAAACTTATTTAAATTTCATATGCATCCAGAATTAGGTACTGGTAATGATTTCATAACACCATCCGAATTTCAAATAACATATATGTATATGCAAAATAGAAATTCATATATTCCTAGAATTAGTAGATGTGTATGTACTTCATTAGAATTATCACACGGAGCAGAAGGCGTATTCAGTACATTTGCTGGTGATGAATTAGGCGCAGCACCTATATACACTAAAATGTCATTAAAATTTAGTGAAACAGAAATTATGACTAAAAAAACTATTGCTGAAGGGTTTTAATGTATTTTTCATATTTTCCAAAAGGTTTGTACGATTTAAAAGGTGATGGTAATTATAAACTAGTCACTGATTTATTAAAACGTGTTAAAGTAAGATCAAAAGTTTTAAACGAAGCTAGTCTATATGATTTATATGATATACCAGAAGGTGATACACCTGAAATGACAGCATTCAAACATTTTGGAAGCACTGCATATCATTGGATTATACTAATGACAAATAATATTACAGATCGTTATTATGGATGGCCATTGACAACACAAGAATTTGATACCTATGTTGCTGATAAGTACACAAATCCTAACGGTATACATCATTACGAAATTACACAACTTAGCGGCAATACATCAACAGAAGGTCCAAGTGATTATAGTATGAAAATTGAAGTAAATTCCACAACACCTAACGCTGTTGCTGTGACTAATAGAGAATACGAAGAAAGATTACAAGACGAAAAAAGACAAATCAAATTATTAAATGCTGCTTACTTACCTATATTATTAGAAGAATTTGAAAACTTGATGGTTGAATAATGAGTACCATATATGATACACTGGACGCAAGTACCTTAAGAAAACCTGGTGCGTTTTCATTAACAGATATAAATTTAGTATCCTACTCTAGCGCAAAAGGAGATACTGAACCTAAAAGAATTTCAATTGAGACTATGGTCGTAGATTTAAATATCTATGAAAGTATATTCAATAAATGTTTATCCGGTAATCTATTAATCGTTGATACCAATAATGTAGTTGGAAATATGCCATTGACTGGCTATGAACGTTTAGAATTTAAATTCTTTACACCATCTAGCTCAAAGGGTTATGATTTTTCAGTTAAATCAGGTAACCCAATGTACGTGTACAAAATCAGTAAAAGACAAGCTGTTAATCCTAGAACGCAAATGTATATATTACATTTTTGTAGTAAAGAATTAATGACGAATGAGGAAGTAAAAGTACAAAATGCACAGACTGATACCTATACAAATATGGTAGCTAATATTGTTATCAATTCAGATTTTTTAAATACTGCTAAAAACATATATGTAGAACCTTCAAAAGGATTACATACAGAAGTGTTTGGTAGTGATAGACCTTTTGATGCAATAGAACAGTTATCACTGAAAACAATTAGCTCAAAGTATAATAACGCTGGTTATCATTTTTATGAAACTTCAGATGGATTCTTTTATCGTTCATTAGAAAGTATGTTAGCTGTTGAATCCAATACAGCGAGACCTGTACTTGCAAAGTTTAGACCTAAACCAGCCAATATCCGTGATGGTGGTAATAAGGATATAAAGAACGAAATGCAAATCGCCATTAAGTTTAAAATTGTAGATCAATTTGATACATTGAAAAATTTAAGAAATGGCGTCTATGCAAGTAAACTGATTACACACGATGCGACCTATAAACAGTTTACAGTACACGATTTTGATTACAATACAGAATACGAACAATCAATGCATACTGAACCTGGTAAAGATGGTATTAAAACAGACAATACAGGTATACTGCCGTTGTTTAATAAAGAAGGTAAATTCCTTTCTTCACAATACAATACAAGCAGAATGTTTGCGTCTAATACAAAAAAAGTACACGATACAACAGAATTCCCTGATGCTGCAGATTACTTACAAAAACGATTATCACAGCGCCTTGCGTTTACATCTTTTAAATTAGAAATTACAGTACCAGGTTTTACTGGATTAACAGCTGGTGATTTAATTACTTTTGAAATGCCATCATTTCAACCTTATGGCGAAGGCAATCCACGTGATAATGACCCTTATATGAGTGGCCGTTATTTAATTACTTCTATACGTCATCAATTAAATCGTAAACAAAATAAACACATAATGATTTTAGAGTGTATGAAAGACAGTGTAAGAAAACCTTATCCTGAAGAAAATGTAGATACATTCACAGGTAAAGAAAAAGAACGTAGAGGTATAATCAATATATACGAATTGGATACAAATACAACAAACGCATTAAACAACTTTTTTTAACCGCAGAGACGCTCGCTAAGACGGCCGGCTAGCGGCTATGAGAATATGAGATATAATATTACTAACGGCCTACAGCTACGGTGCCTAAATATACATAATAACGGATAGAGGAGTAAATCAATGATCAATGAACTAAACTTTACATATATCAAAGAGACTTTGAGAAATATAAAGAAATGGCTCACTGCCAAGAAATGTAAGTGTAAACAAAAATGAGTGAAAGAAAGACATATACGGAACTGCTGAAAGAACTCTATGTTAAATGCCGTCTTGCGACCTTTACGAATAGTGAATACTGGCTTTATGTATGTATTATATTGTTTTGTTTATGGTATTTAAAGGCCGCGTGAGTTTGCGTAGAATAGGAATAAATAGATGTTTATGACGTATGCCGTTGTGTTATTATCGTTCGGCTTTAGCGAGCGTTCGGAGAGAATATGAATGAAAATTTTTTAGGCCAAAACGGCTTTATATGGTTTGTCGGTGTTGTAGAAGATCGTCAGGATCCATTACGTATCGGCCGTGTGCGTGTAAGAGTGCTTGGTGTACATACGGAGAATAAACAAATATTGCCTACAGAGCAATTGCCTTGGGCGACTATTGTGTTGCCGGTGATCTCTAGCGGCATTAGTGGATTTGGTTGGTCAAAGCCGTTTTTGGTTGAGGGTAGTTGGGTGATGGGTTATTTCCGTGATGGAATGGGAAAACAGGAACCGGTGGTGCTTGGCAGTTTACCTGGTTATACAATTGCGTATGGCGATCCAAAGATTGGCTTTAGCGATCCACGACCACGTGAAGATAATGAAAATGTTTCCATCTATCCTTTATATACAAACGAATCTGATGTTTCACGTATAGCGGTGGGCGATGAAGAAAAGCCGCATCCAAGCCGAGCCGTTATGCAGGCTGCACGTGTAACCGGTATAACAAGTGTCAATACAACTTGGGATCAACCAGCCATACCCGGCATATCATCTTATCCATACAACAATACATATGAAACAGAATCCGGCCATACATTTACATTTGACGACACACCCGGCAATGAACACGTAACCCTTAGATCAAACACTGGCTCATATATCACAATGGATAGCAATGGCAATGTTGTATCATATAATAACAATAACAGCTATAGCATTACAGAAAACAATAGTCATATATACATTAAAGGTGAATGGAATGTAACAGCGAATGGCAATTTAAATATACATAGCAATAACAATTTAAATCTATTTGCAGCCGGCGATATGAACTTAACTGCCGGTGGCGCAGTGGCCATCAGTGGCGCAACAATTGATCTGAATTAAAGCCGGCCGGCCATATAATTTAAAAGCCAAGCAGTAAACTATAATGACTCAATAACGGTATCCATTATATAACGGCTTCTTATATAAGGTGGGTGGGGGCAAATCTATAGGGCTTTATGTAGTATCTTTAGTTGTAAAAATTTTTTCGACTATTTTTTTTCTTCGTATATCGTGTCAAATGCTATTGTAATTCTTTCACTCTCACACGGCTTTGTATAATGATTGATATAACTAGAGAACAATACAAGTAAACCATTTTCTGGTTGTATAATCATTTCTTTCTTAGTATAGTTGTTTTCTACGTTATATTTACAATCTACCATACGATATATGTTTAATGGATTTTCAAGTATTAATGGACTTGTTTTTTCATTTACAACAGGATAATAGACTCCACTGATTACAGATAGTTCGTGGCGATGTGGAAGGATCATACCATTGAATTGTGTGATATTAAACCAAGATGATGATATACTTACTTTAGGTATACCAATCGTGGAACAATACTCATACACTTTGTTTTGCAATGCTGTTCCAGTGGATATAAAGTTCTTTTCATTTAACAATGTTTCAGTATTGTTAAAGTAACTTGTTATGCCATTATGTACTAATGGTTCTGATGTATTGATTTTTTTATAATTGCGTAGATCGGTTACAAGGGTTTCGTTGTTTATTTCATCGGCTGATATATTATATAAACCAATGGGTATACTAAATCCAGGAATGACCATAATTAATAATTATATAATTAGATTTTAGTTACACCACGACTCTTTTGCAAGACCGTAATACTCTCGTGCGTATCCGTTTTGTATTAATAATACACGTAACGATTTACCATCTATTAATACGTCACCTAATACACGTCCACCAAACTTATCCCAATCAGATATGGCGATTTGTATTTTCTTGCCGTTGGCGATTGTTTTCTTTGTAAATTCAGTTGCGGCTAGACCTTTAGCGTTTTCAGATTCACATTTAGCACGAAATCCTTTTTCTGGCGTATCCACACCATAGACACGAATTAGTAATTCTTTTTTAAGTGGATCGGGTAGAAACTTCGCTTCAAAACCTACAGTATCACCATCTAATACTCTTGTTAATTTGTAATCATATACTTTCATTTCTACTTGCTTCGCCAGCGCCAAAGAGGGTAGAAACATACATAACAATAATAATATTTTCATATCTTTCAATATATCATATTGTAATCATTTTGTCAAGTGCTTTTTATGAATATCCAAGGATAAGTAAATGCCGTTACTAAATGAATTTGATTATATGTTATATTCCAGGCACATTCTATCCACTCTCTTTCATAATCATATTCCTGAAAATTGCCAGCATTATACTGAGGTTCGTTTTGTCTGTCTGTGTACATACTATTATTTAGACAATAGTTCTTTTATTCTATCATACCAATAGATACCACTATCTCGTAATCTTTCATTAGAAGTACGTAGTTTTTCCATACGTCTTTTAAAGTAGGCTAATGAAGTACGATTTAATAAATCTTTATTCTCAATGTAATTAATAATATGGTCTATATCAGGACAAGTGAAGTCAGGTATCTTTGGTGCTTTTTTCTTTAAAGTTTTTAAATTTGGTTTTCTACCAGCCACGTTTTCTT